ACAGTATTTCAATGAACTTTTATATAGTGAAACCGGATAGCCGGCTTCAAATGTTTAACTTTTAGCGCGGTAAATTTTTACCGAAGTATTGTTTTAATAGTATCTGATACTTATTACTCTTTAATGTTTTTTGATGGATTTCGGAGATAAGTTTGAAAAATACTGCACTACAAATATCTTTTGCAGAAATACGTAGTAGTTCAATGTCAATTGAATTTTGTTTTTCAACAAAGCCATAAAATGCAATTACTTTCCCATCTCGTTTTAGAACATACAGAACCCCTCCTTCGTAATTTATCATATTATATACGGAAGTACTAAAGGCTTGTTTGTCTTCGCCATTTTTCTGTGTCCAAAATTTATCAATACACGAGGATAACTCCTGAGAATTTAACTTTGAAATAGAGTCTGAATATATACCTTTCAATTGATTAGGCAAATATTCTTCTTCATGTAGAAGTTGGTCTATATGTATGATAAACTCCTGTGGATTATATATTTGTATTGGATATTTGTCCTCTATTTGGGTTTTCTTATTAAGCAGTCCCTCGTCATAAGTGAGAAAATAAGGTGTGCGGGATACAATACATGAGGCTACTTGCTTCCTGTCAGAAATATCATTCTCTGATGTTCCTCCAATAATACTTTCCAAATCCATTACAACTTTTTTCTGTTCCTCAATGTCAACCTGTAATTGAGTAAAGGATGTAAGAAAATTTCGAGTTTTCTCAGCACGCTGTAAATTCTCATCTCTGTCTATTTCATTGTAGGCTTCTGGAGCAAAACAGAGCTCTGCCTCATCAATAAGCCAATCTGCTAACAATCCACGGGGATCTTCAAGCGGATTTACTGCCTCAGTACGTTCTGCTTCCCGTAACTTTACAATGATGTTCATATCCAACAAAGCTTTAACCTTAAAGTTCGTAGATACAGAAAATAAGTTTGGCAGATTGAAATCATACCACCATATATTTAAATAATGCTCATCATAGCTTCTGCTTCTAACTCTACCAAGAGGAACAAATCCTAATTTTCTCCATCTGTTAGACGCATATGTGAAATCTGTTCGACAACTAAGGGAAATTCCACGATATTTCTTTTCAAATTTTTCCTTTAATGCTTTAAATAATGCTGTGGAAACATTTTTACCTCTATAATTATCACTAACACACAGATGCACAATACTAATACGTGACAAACGGAAGGCTACTCGAAACATTAAGTATCCAGCTAAGCCCCTACCATCATGAGCAACGATTATGCATTTGTTTTTTGCATAATCGTCAAAACCGCCATCTGGCATAAAGCCTAAAGTCGCAGAGTACTTTCTTCCCAATGTTTTTACATCAGTAAAAAACTTGCTTTTATTATCAATGAATTCTATTGTCATCTTTCTTTATTAGTATAGGATTCACATTAGACAAACTAAAAACGAATGTTTCTGTATCATCTGTCAATGGAGAAATACCATTATGTTCTTCTAACCATTTTTGATATTCTGAAATATCTGGATCTGATAAACAAATGGCGTACTCGATTCCAGCTATGCATATTACAAAATATATTTCTGCTTCAACATTGCCATTGGAATAGCGTTTGTATTCTTTGGGGAACAGCTTCATTTCATGACGTATCTCATAGTGAATGTTCTCATTTTGATTAAAGAAACAATCTCCTTCCGAATATATCCGACGCTGACTGTATTGCCAATATTTACCCTTACCATATCGGGCATACTCTCGTAAATCTTTCAATATATCAGATTCATCACCTAATAGCTCTTGGACACACAAATCATATTTATCTTCACCCATATTGTACAAGAAATATTCATAAGCACATTTGGCAAGGAAACGAGACATGATAGTATTGGGATATTCTGGCGCAGGGATATATGGACTTAACATTGTCCTTATTTTACCGGTCTTTATCAATTCATAAAGTTCTTCGTCATTAAATGATGCTATAAGTCCGTTTTTCGTTGTTTGCATTACAACCTCGCAACTTTTTGAGATGTCTGGGAATATCATCTTCTCTTTAACAAGTTTCCCTTTTTTGTCAGAATTTCATTTCTGAATCGCATTGAAACAAAATAAGGTTGTGTTAATAAGTCTCTTTCTATCTTAATAGAAAAGTAATTGTTGCAAGTATCACAAACATATCCAGTGGGAAGAATATATTCCTTATTTCCAAGTGATTCGGGAATAATATGCTCAGCACTCTTAGAGGTTGAAGAATCTTTATGGCAGAATATACAGATACTCATATTTCGTTTTTCTATTTTTATCCATTATGCGATTTTTTTATGATACTATTACTGCAAAATTTAACTTTTATCTTTTATAAAAGTACCATGATCTTGTAATACATTTAAAAGATTTATCGTAGAGTCACATCCATATCTTCCGATATAATACCAGTATGCCTCATATATAGAATCATACGTAACTTTTGGATTGATATCCATTGGTGTACCATTATCTATTATTTTGTAAACTGTACATTTTGTATAATATGAAATATTTTTATCTCCATTATACTCAAGTATATTAATCTTATCACTTCTTATATCAATACAAATTGTTACAGCTCTACCATCATCTGCCGTTAATTCTATACCTAACTTACGATTAACATCTATCTGCTTTTTATTTAATCTAATCAAATCTAATTTTGAAAGTATCTTCATTATTGACAAAATCTCATTGCCATATATAGGAGAAGATACATCGTAATGTGATACAGTATTTAGAACATTGTCTTTATATATTTTCAAGTCTTTAAAATCATCAAAATCAATAAATTCTTTTTTGCAATAATCGCTTAAACAGACAATCCTGTCATTTAAAGATGTATCAACAGTTTTGCCTGTTCTTGGATCTCTTTTCCTTAATAATGTATCTGGATATAAATTGCTTAATATGTCTTCACACCATTTCCTTAATTGCTGCCCACAAGCAGGATAGTCATGCATTATATAATATTCTCTTGCTTTTAGCTCCGCATCTTTTTCTTCTATAAAAACAGGATAAGGTGTACACTTGTTAAAATCAGTAGAATTATCTCTATCATGCATATATATACCACCACATAACCAAGCTCCCTGTTCCTTTTTTGAAAAGATTCTTTTCTTAAAGGAAGCAAACAAGAGTCTGTCATGCGTAAATACGTATAATTTATACTTGGGAGCGATCTCGTCAAGTAAATATTTTATAACTTTCATACGATTACTCATATCCAGACTGATAAGCATATCATCAAGTGCAAAAAAAGATCCCGGGGTTATTGCCGTGGCTGTCATCGCAGCAAATCTAACGGACAATGCGATAGCCGTTAGTTTTGCTTCATTGAAATAGGACTGTGGCTTATAAACTAAAAATCCATCCTCCTTTATTTCTATTCCGATTTTGGAAGTATACAAATTAGCACTCTTGACATCTTGACCGTTTCTATTATTCCCATAATAAAGATAGAAATGTTCTTTCAATGTATTATCCTGGTCATCATCACTATAATAAATCAGTTTTATTTCAAGAGCTCTTTCATCTTCGTTTTTAAAATTGTCATTATAAATAGAAGTAACTTTTGTGTTTATTCTATTTATAGAATTATTTAGGAGTTTATTAAAAGCGGTTATTTTATCTTGGATGTTTACATCTTCCATACCGATACCCGCATTATAATCTCTTACTATGTCATCATATAAATCAGCTAAGAATATTGATGTTCCTGCAGGTATGTGGAAAGGAAGAATATCTTTATAAAAAACATTCCATAAATCCATCTCTTCAGAATTTCTTGCTGCATGGAAACGTGATATATATGAGTGGTTTATAAATGCTGAATTTTTATTTAATATCCTAATTTCACTTTCATCACCTCCGTTTTCTGATAATAAACCTCTATTATCCAGTCTCCAAATCTTACCATCTTCAAATGTAATACGTATATACGGAGCGTATGTATTATCCTTTGCTTCATCGTATCTATGTATATTAATGAGATTTTCATTCTCTGGAGTAAAGTTTCCATTGACAATGCTACCAGGCGTGAAATATTTGGCACCTTTGTCATCTTTAAATACACTTTGCAGTAAAGCATGAAGGGCATAATACAATGAAGATTTGCCGCTTCCGTTCTCTCCGTATAAGAGCAAATTCTTTCCTGTTCCTAAATTCAATGTGAAGTTCGCAGGAAACGCCTTAAATCCATCTATTTCTATTTGAGTTATAGTAGCCATGGCTTTATGATAAAATTATTGTTCTTAATATTTCCGATTTAGAAAGAGATAATGAGTTTATCGAATCGATAATACCAGTTGAATCTATTTTTTTGTATAATTCCCAACTATCGCTTATGTTGATGCTGTTGAAGCGTCCAACATAGTTTCTTAATGTAGAAATTGCTGGAATTTCCTGCATCTCTTGCGGAAAATAGATCTCATATACACAACCATCAATTAAGGTCTCGAATTCTGAAGATATATATGAATTCTGAACAAGATTACTTGCCCGATTTTTTGTATTGTTCAGCAATATGATTATACCAACCAATTTGCCTATTATCTCTTGAATATCATCAGACGGTATCGCAATAGGGATTTGTCGCAAAGGTTCTTTATCTAATTGATAGTTTGCCCCCTGCATTTTTCCTTTGTTTTTAAGCCAAAACTCTATCAGCTTTGAGTTTAATAAGCCCGTAAGGTATTTAAGATTTACTCTACTCGTTTGAATCATGTTAAACGTTTGCGATATATAGCATTCAAAATCACAATATGAAAATATGGGGCGGCCCACACATTTTCTTACAGCGATAATTTTATTGTTTATGAAAAATCTATTTTCTCTTGCTCTATGTAAACCATACGGCTTATTGTCTGATGTGAAAATAGGTAAGAATCTATCCAAATGCTTCTTGATATTCGGATAATTATTCAAACTATTTGGGTTCTTGTAACTGGAATCCGTGTATATTGTCCAATATTTATTGCCACTTTGTATGGAATATCTTTTTACATTTTCATTAGTATAGTATGGCTTTATTAAGTTTAATTCATTGGGGCTTAAAGACAATGAATCTAATTCATAATCGGTTAAAACAAATATACCTTGATTAACATGAAAATCGGAACCTAATTTCTGTTGATTCCGTTTATTCAATGTATCTTGTGGAAAAACAACACCTTGCGCAATCTCTTTGTCTGTTAAATATATAACATTGGATAGATTGGATATTGCTTCTAAAATACCATCACTTTGACTAAATGTTATATTCCTACCATAGAAGTTAGTCCTTCTAATGGTTGGAGTATAACATTCGGCTTTAGCATAGGACTTATATGATGGCTCTAAAACCGCTATGGCTTCCTTTTCTGTTGCTTTAAATGCCGTTAATTTGCGATAATCAAATGTATAATCGTCTGTTACTTTATCTTTTTGGAACATCATAATCATGGTTTGAATGCTTGCACTTTCAAACATCATTACAGAGCCAAAGTCAACAATATTGCAGATTCGTGTTTCCTTTATAACCTTATCCCTAAGTTTGCTTGCACCGAAACTTGTCACCCAATTGTTTGTTGCTATAAAACACAGAACACCATTAGAATTCAACAGATCTAATCCATTGCAAGCAAAGATATACCATATATCCATTTTCCCCTTATAATAAGGAGAATCTTTATATGGTTCAAAGAATGTCTTTGACATACGCCCCTCTTTGATATACGGAGGATTGGCTATGATTATATCAAAGCCAGTGAAAGTTCCATTGTCATCTAATAGTTGAGGATATTCAAAACGCCACTCAAACGAATCTTTATATTTTTTGTTGTTGAGAATCCTATTCTCCTCTTCAACAATACTTAATAGCGTTTTTTTAGCCTTTTCATATCCAATTGGATCTTCTTTTGCTTTACATTTGCCCCAAAAATCCACAAATTCATAATTGTGTACATCAGCTGCGGCTTTTTGTTTTTTCTTTAAATCCTTTATGGCCAATGTGATTTTGAAACAATTTTTTATTTCATTTATTTTTGTCCTTAATCCAACTTTATCAGAATGTTCTTCTGTGTACTTAATAACATCTTTTTTGTATTTTTCGAGAGTATAATCTTCCCAGGCAGTCTTGTTCTTTTTTGCATTTTCTCTTCCTACACGATTGTATTCCTCAAAGACGTTGTCAATAGGGGTATCTAATGAATAGCGGTATATTTGAGAATTTCCACAAGTAATCTTATAATCAAAATTTGGCAGCGGTTGCGGTTTTTCTGCATCAACTACCAATGCCAACCAGAAACGCAAACGGGCTATATCAACGGCACCCTGCTCGATATCAACGCCAAAGATATTATTTTGGATAATATTAAGTTTTGTGTTAGTAGAATTAAAGTTGCCATGAGGTTCTGCATGTGAATGCAAATGATGTATTGCGTGATACAATACATAAAGGATACCCATAGGAAATGCACCCGAACCAATGGCAGGGTCACACACTTTAACCTCTTTGAGTAACTGGGTGAATCGTATCGCAATATTCTTGCTTTGGAGCATAGGATTCACTACGCCATCGTTTATGAGTTGCTCAATAGGTTCAGCATATTGTTCTTCCGGCTCGTGTGTTTTGAGGTATTGTATTACACTCTGCCGACACATATATTGTACAATTTCCTTGGGGGTATAAAAGGCTCCTTTATCTTTGTTATCCTCCAATAGATTTTCAAAAATATGACCTAACATTTCAGGATCGATACCTACCTCGCTGTCATCGGGGTCGTTCTCATCAATAGTGAAATTGTATTGAGAAAAGAAATTCATCAAATCTTTGAAGTAAGTATATGGAAAATCAATGCTTAGGTTGTCTGTACTATCGGGGTCAAAGAGCCCGCCATTGAGATATGGAATACCCTCAAACTCTGTTAAAAGTGACAAATTCCATCTGTTCTTTGTAAATAGTGTAACACGTTCTTCTGGCTTGGTATTCAAAACACCAAAGAATAATGGTTCTAAAATATCGCTTAACAACCTATTATTGTTAGGATATTTATCAATGAGATTGCTAAGGTAGTTTTTGTCCCCACCTTCCCACTTGATCTTTGAAGCAGATGCAGGTACACCCATCCAACCTTTCTTTTGTAAGAACTGCAAGAATACTAAGCGTCCTAACAATTTCTTGACATAATCACGATGCTGTTTTGTATCAGAGAGCGTGTCAACAAATTTTTTATATTGAGCTTTGTATCCAGCAAAAAACTCTTTATTGAGTCGCTCGACAGAGAATGCATCAATAACATCTGTCAAATAGATAGATTCAGATATTTTCTTATTAGCCAATTCTATAAGTCGGCTTGCAGCCGTAGTGCAAGGCTCGTTCTTGCCTAACAAGAATGTATATCGCTTAGGGGCAGTCTCCTTTTTAACCAATTCTCCGCTTTCATTGAAATAGGTCTGCTTGGCGATGAATGTTAAGCGATAGTCATCTTGATTTTGTGAATAATAGAAAACCAAAGCTCCATGAATCAGACCTTGATCCACGTACTTGGCAGCAATATCGCGCAAACTTTTACGGTTGCGTGATATTTGCACATTGTCAGCGACCTCAAAACGGAATAAGGCTAATGAACGTCTGTCATCTAAACGAATGTTTCCAATATGCCCACCATCTTTCACATGAGAATCCGTAATCTTAGTAACACTTGTGAAGATTTCAACTTTAGGGAAGATCTTTTCCAACAAATCTTTCCAAATATCGAAATCAAATCTTGCAGATAGTATATTTTTCAAATATGCTTGATTCATAACAATACTTTATTACATATTAAAACTCTCTGAAATAATAATTTCAGGCATAAACTCTTTCGGCACTTTAAGCATATCTACTTGTTTGTCAACATATCCATTTTGGATATGTTCTAATGGATATGTTGATATAATCTTGATTAGTTGTTCTAGTAGAACAACTGGTTTGACTGGAACTTTCTTTGTCGCTGTTTTCAGCTTATTAATATCTCGTTGCAACTGTTGGAATTTACCAGTTGTAATAGCTTGTTTGGATTTATTAATCAATACAAGTTCTTGCTCCGTAATGTTTGGAATACTTACAAAACCATCAAGATAAGCTATAGCTTTTTTCTCATTGGGACCTTGAGCTGGGTTAACTTTTTGTTTTGTTGCCTTGGCCGCCTCTTCTTGTCTGGCAAATGTATCAAGTGCTGTTTTCACTTGTTCGTGATGCCTGGAATGAAGCGGAATTGACTTTTCATCTATATGGGCTTCAAATTCTTTTACAGCTTCCAAGAAAGTCAGTTCCTCTATGCTTCCGTCTTCTCGAACAAATGTAAACGCATCACGGCGCTTGTTTCGGATAAACACAATGGTGCTTCCGGGTATAAACTTACTTTTGCGACCTGTACGGGCTCTTAATGGCAGTTTGCAGATTCGTTTAATCAAATCAGGCTCATCTTGTTTTAGTTGTCGGATCCACATCAGGTAACGCAACTTCTCATCGCGTTCTTCATCAACATTTTTGTCGAATAGTCCAAAGCTTTCGGGATTCTCATCGGTAGAGTATATTTGACTATCTTCACCCAATGCAGCATGGAAAGCAAAGAGTTTCATTTTTGCTTTCTTCTCCAGTTCAATGTCATCATTAACTTTGGACGTTGGGAAGAAGTTGAATATATAAACCTCTTTAGCTGTGCTACCGATACGGTTTACACGACCTATTCGCTGCATAAGCCTTGTTGAGTTCCAAGGTGTATCGTAGTTTACTATAACATTTGCACGATGGAGGTTTACTCCCTCGGCAAGAACCTCGGTGGAAATAACTATGTTATAATCGTTCTTCTTGTCTCCTTTGTAGTTGGCATCGAAGTTCTCCTTCAATAGTGGCATTTGGATGTCTCTATTATCACTCTGTACCGTCATAATTTTGTCAAAACCATGATTTCTGAGAGAGTCATAAAGATATTTTGTGGTCTCTTTTGATTCTGAGAATATGACTAGCTTACCCTCGTGATTAATAGATTTATTCAATAGAGTATCTTTGAGGTATTGGATGAATATATCTAACTTGGGGTCAACATCTACAGCATCCCACATAGAAACCAATTCCTTAAGAATAGCATTATCAGCCTTGATTCCCTCTTCAAAGCCCGCTTCAAAATCATCAGGTGTACAGACTTCTATTGTCGGGTCGATGTATTTTTCCTCCTCAATCAATTTTATCAATTCGTCTTCCTTATCTTCGCTAAGTAGTTCATTGACTTTCAGATTGGGGGCGATGTATATAGTACCATTGCCAAACATATCAAGCATTACCTTGTTGGCCTCGTAGTATCGATGCAATGATTGCTTGAATGCATAGAAACTACTATCTATTCGTTTGACAAGCAAAGTCTTCATAATGCCTGCCAATTGGATAGAGATCATATCTGCCTTCTTGTACTTGCTTTTCTTTGGCGACTTTAAGTATTTTATTGCCTGATATCTGTAATATTTAAGACCGTTTATTTTATCACTTAGATACATTATAGTTTTGTCATATAAAGTTTCTAATTCTGTGTCCAGTTGATAATATATCTTTCGAGGAGACTTGACATCAGGGAAGTGGATGTTCTGTTCCTCCAAATCTTTGCGATATGCATCATTTTCCATCAGGTCGGTACGAGTACGACGTACTGTTAATGGCTCCACAACCTTGATGCGGATTCTCTCATATATGGACTTAACTTCATCAGCGATAAGAGTTAAGTCCTTTTGCTTTTTTAGCTTGTTGTATCTGTCAATATGCTCACGGAAGAATCGTTGTAAATTGCCCTCCTCTAAGGTACTATCCTTAGAGTCTTGGAACAAATATACAAGATTAGCTATATCTTCAGGCTTATTATTAAGTGGTGTGGCAGATACAAGTATCACTTTTTTGTCGTGCAAACTGCCATCATAGCGTTTTGTCTTAGTCTTACACAGTTTTTGCAATTCGTTATACATTGATGCCGTGTCGCTTCTAAATTTATGCGCTTCATCAACAATAATCAAATCATATAATTCTGGATTTTTGATCTTGTGAAGACTCCCGTTTGTTATGATTCTAAAATTGTCCAACTTAAACTCTGTAAGAGTCTCCTCCCAGTTGTCCTTCATTGCAGGAGGAACTATTACTAATATGTGAGAACGATGTGTTGGAAATCCATTGGAGAAAAAGAATTTCTTTGCGATAAGAGCAGACACAACGGTTTTACCTAATCCGACAACATCGGAAAGGAAAAAACCATTATGTTTCATCATCTTGGCATATCCATCATTGACTGCATCTATTTGATATGACAGTTTCTTATATCCCATAGGCAAATCGGATACAGAGTTAGGATCAAAGTCAATACTCTTGCCGAAGTATTCTAATAAGAATTTTAGATATACTTCGTAAGGCGTGAAGTTGGTATTTAGATATGACTCGTTCTTTATTTTTTCTATGTGAGTTATATCTATTTCAACTGCTTCCGCCCATAACTTTTCAAAGGTTTCGGTAGCAAATTGTATATCATCATCATACCTTAATTCAACATTGAATTCAAAGTTCTTTTCTAATCCAGACTCTGTTAAATTACTTGAGCCTGTGATGACGGAACCATAACCATGCGGATGATATACCTCTTCACGAAAAATGTATATCTTGGCATGAATGTTTTGTTTTGGATGAATTCGCATAGTTATTCTACCAGTCACTATATCCTCTATAAACTGATACATGCCATCCTCGACCTCTTTGTCGTATTTCGCCTCTTGTATATTACGTTTAATGTCATTAAAGAACTCTTCTTGAGACTGTTCAGTGTTAGGATTAAATAATAATCCCTGCTGATTTGCTTGATAGGTAAGCTTATCGACATTTATGCCAACCAATATACGTATTTGTGGGGTTTGTTGTATAAACTTTCTAATACGAAAATAGCCTGATGCTCGAAAATATCCGACAAGTGCATCAAAGAAATGCACTTCCTTATATTTGAAAACTCCTTCAATCTTTTCAAGAAGGGTATTCTCTTTTTCGTTTGTGAAAAAATTGGTTCCCATAATCAAGCACCTTTCAGGTTATTTATTAAGTCTTTTGGCTCCACATTTAAAACAGTTGCAATCTTGACAAGCATTTCTAATGATGGTTGTGAAGTATTGGAACACCAACGGGAAATAGTTGCTTCATTCTTTTGAAGTTGCTCAGCCAACCATTTCCCTGTCTTATTTTGTTCCGCCAGCACAATCTTCAATCGGTTTATTCTTGTTGCTTCCATAAGCCATAAGAGTATTCTATAACTGTATATAAGTTGATTCTATTTGCAAATATAATGATAAAGATTGAAAGTTGCCTATTAAAGTGAACTTTTGTGCCTAAATTTAAGTATATTCCAATAATATGGCTTGTGTGAGAATAAAATACCCCCTCAAGTATCCCTTATGCCCCTCTAAGTTCCCTCTTAAGTTGAACGCTCATTCAGATTCCACTGACCAAGCACCGACTAAGCACCGCTCAACTACCGACCAAGCTCAAGAGATAATTCTTTCAATGAGCGAATACTATATGACGATGAATGAAATCATGACAAGTATGAGACTTAAACACCGTACGTCATTCCGAGAAAAATACTTTCTTCCTGCATTAGAGGACGGAGCGATTGAACTGCAATATCCAGAACAGCCAAAGTATCCAAAGCAAAAATATAGGCTCACGGAAGTGGATAAAGAATGGTTAAGAAATAATACTGCTCCATCTAAATCGTAAAAACAGCACCGTAGGTTTGGAGGGTTTTTCCGACTTCGGAGGAAAACTCAGCCTCCTGCAAGGGCAAGGCGTTTTGAGTTGCTCGAAGTATTTTGAGCAGACGAAAACATACCTTGCTGTGTTCAGGTGAACACAAGAATCCGTAAGGAACGGATTAATAGAGAAAGATACTTTTATAAGAGAACTATACCATACAAAGTCGCTTTTGAGTTAAGCTGATAAAATGTATGTATGGTCATACATTAATACAACTGGCCATAACGATATCTAATCAATAATATGCTTTTTCAGCCATATGTATAATTGATATGTCGTATGACTGATAATACGGCTAACTGATAAGATTGACATATTTTTAAATACACAAAGTAGTCGAACCATTCAAATGCGATATAGGACAATGACTACCACATCAGCGCAACATACTGCCACTTTTAGGAAATCCATTGTCAGATAACGGATTATATATTCCTTTGCGGCAAAAGAAACAATAACAGCAAAGAATAATGTATATGGAAATCGTATCTATCGAAAGAAAGACCTTTGAGGCGATGGTCGCCAAGTTCGACCGCTTCGTCCACCGTATGGAAGCCATCTGCCAGCGGCACGGCGAAAAGAAAATGAGTGAGTGGATGGACAATCAGGATGTGTGCCGGATGCTGAACATCAGTCCGCGCACGTTACAGACGCTCCGAGACAATGGTACGCTTGCCTTCTCGCAAATTAACCACAAGACGTATTACCGTCCCGAAGACGTGAATCGTATCGTGGCTCATGTAGAGGACAGACGAAAGGAGGCACGATTCAAGGGAAAGACAATACAAATAATAAACAAAGTAGAATAACAATTCCCACTAAATCCAAAGTAACATGAACGAACTGATGACCAAAGACAACGAGTGGATTATCCACTTCATGGGCAGTCTCGACCGACTGCTGGACAACTACGAGCGACTGACTGCCAACTATCGCCCTACATTGGGCGGAGAGCGTTTCTTCACCGACAAGGAAGTGTCGGCACGATTGAAGGTAAGCCGTCGGACACTCCAAGATTATCGCAACGAGGGACGGATATCCTATATCCAGTTGGGCGGCAAGATACTCTACCGCGAGTCGGACATAGAGAAAATGCTGCTTGACGGCTACCGCTCCGCCTACCGACAGACGGTCATCTGATTTCCTTGAAGGAGCGCAGTTTGCCGTCTGCCCTATAATTTGCGATAGCAATGGACTTACAGCGAAAAGAAAAAAGGAACGACTTACGGATGAAGTATCAAAATTCTGCTTCACCTGTAAGCCGTTCCTTTTCTTGTCTTCTGATTTCCCGTCAGTCGCTTGTTTCCGTTGCCGGATGCCTTTCAAGCGTGTGGCAGGCAGGGCAAGGTTTTCGGGCTGAATACGCTCCATAGGAGGAAGATTCAGCCCGAAACGGCTCTGCCGCCTGACCTTTCCGCTGCCATCAGAGCCATACGCTACCTTTGCATCCGAGCATCGGGAACAAGTGGTTGGCGGGATGAGCCTCAACTATACCATAGGTTGCTTCCTCTGCTACAGGAAACGAGCAATGTTATCGGTGTTGCTCTTTTAGTGGCGCAGATTTCAGTTATTGCAAACCGTCTGAACAATGCACTTTCTTTACTGCGTACTCTGAATGCAACGGCTATAATCATTTCAATGTTATAAGTATCATAACTGATTCCATCGGGTTGCTTGACATACTTCATTGTGTCCACTTCGTTCAGTTCCTTGTTCTTGTAGATGCTGTGTATCGCCTTACGAGCTTCACACGAGAATACCCCGAACAAGTCGGCTATCTCAAATTGGGTCATCCATATAGGTGCAGAGGGAACACTCACCACTCCGTTTTTACTGATTGTGATTATTCCTCTTTCCATACTCATCCCATTACTTTAGCCATCATGTTCTTTACATTATTCATATCGCGCAGGATGGAGGAATCCAACACACGGGCATAGTGCTGGGTCATTTTTATATTAGAATGGCCGAGCATTTTCGCTACATTCTCAATACTCACACCGTTGGCGAGACATACAGAGGTCGCATACGAGTGACGAGCTACGTGTGTGGTCAAGGTCTTGTTTATCAGACATAAGTCTGCGATTTCTTTCAGATAGCTGTTCATTTTCTGATTGCAGGGAACTGGCAGCAGCCTGTTTTTCTTTTGGCAAGCCGGATGTTCCGCATATTTACGGAGAATCTCCAATGGGATATCAAGCAAAGGAATGTTGCACATGTTCTTCGTCTTTTGGCGAGGCTTGCGAATCCATAGGTTGCCATTAGAATCTTCCACGATATGTTCCGGTGCCAGTTGTTGTACGTCTATGAATGCTAATCCGGTGAACGCTGCAAAGATAAAGACATCACGGACAATGGTGATACGCTCTAACGGAAATTCCTTGTGATAGATAGTGAGTAGTTCATCCATTGTCAAGAACTCACGGATAACCTCTGTCTCATGAAACTTGATGCCGATAAAGGGGTCTTTGGTAATCCATTCGTTAGCAAGCGCAAGATTGGTTATCTTCTTCAAGCACTTCATGTAGCGGATAACCGTATTCTGCTGGCACTCCTTTTGGGTTTTGAGGTAGAACTCAAAAGCACGCACCAGTTCGCCATTGACTTCTGACAATGGCAAATCCTCCTTGCCGTATTTCTGTTTAATAAGTTCTGCAAGATAACGCTTGCAGCTTTCATAACGTCGGACGGTAATCAGGGCATAGTCCTTTCCGACAAGTTCACGGCATTGGTCGTTATGTTCTTGGATGGTTTGAATGAGAGTGCGGACAACCTCGGGCACTTGGTCTTGTCCGAAGAACTTTTCCTGCAACAGACGTGCATGGATGGGAATGCCTTCGCTTTCCAATTCGTTGAAGATACCATGCAGTTTGATTCTGGCCTCTTCAATATAGGCATTCAAGTCGCAGGACTTGCGGCTTTTGCCTTTGGCGCGCTCCTTCGCCTGATTCCACAAAGCCGGGTCGATACTCTTGCGGATGTTGGTTTCCACTCGTGCTCCGTTCACCGTGATGCGCATACACACGGAGGCTTCTCCGTTTTTCAGCAGTTTGGCTTTCTTGAGAAAGAAAAGCACTTTGAATAAGTCTCGTTTCATGTTCCTACAGTTTTATTCGTGGTACAAAAGTAGGAAACCATACACGCTTTCTTGATACGCAAAATGCTGCAATTCAGAGAGAAAGAATCTTATTCGGTGGAGATGTTTGCTCCACCTATTTTGCTCCACCTTTTGGAACACCAGCAATCGTAATATTTTGCCATTTTTTGCGTCCCGCCGGAAAACAAAAAATCCCGATTTCGTTTGGAAATCAGGATTTTACTGTCTTTTGCTTTTCTTCTAAGTGGTGCCACCGGGAATCGAACCAGGGACACAAGGATTTTCAGTCCCATAATTATATTTTTGAATAATTATGTGTTGTTTGAATTTTTATATGAAAATCAATGTTTTAAGCTTCCAAATGTGGCGATTTTATTTTGTTTATTTTTATCTATTTTTGTTTGTTTTTGTATTTTTGTGTCGAAATTGTGTGTTGAAATAATAATTATCCTATCAAATGAACTATTCAAAAGACGGAATAACAGTTGCGCCCATAATAGATACGAGTCATCCGAAAAAGAACGGAAAGTGCCCCGTAAAAATTCGTGTAACCTATCGCCGGGATCGTCGCTATTATCCGACGGGCAAAGACCTTACCTTGGATGAGTGGGAAGGTCTGACTACAACGAAGGTTCGCGCCCTTGTGGCCGTTCGTAAAGATATAGAAAGCAGTTACCAAATTGTTCGTGGGGTTGTTGAGGAATTGGCACGCGACGGTATTTTTTCATTCGATAGCCTCAACAAGCGATTGAAACGTTCGGGGGTTGATACTCTTAACCGTGCATTTGCGGCTAAAATAGCGGAATTAAAAGAGCAGGATCGTATCGGGTCAATGCTGGTTTATAATGTTGTTATACAGGGATTGGAGCGGTTTGCCGGGGATCGTATTGCTCTTGAATCTATAACGGTGGATTGGGTAAGACGTTATGAGCGCTTTCTACTCGGAGAAGGTAAGAGCCGTACAACGATCGGAATACACATGCGCCATTTACGAGCCATATTGAACGATGCTTGTCGATGCGATGCGATTAAACCCGCGCAATACCCGTTCGGCCGAGGGAAATATGAAATACAGGCCGGTGAGGGCCGTAAATTGGCTTTAACGCTGGAGCAGATCGGGCAGATCGCCCGCTATGAGGATGGGAACGAAGCAACGGCCAAATACCGGGATTATTGGCTGTTCCTCTACTTGTGTAACGGGATCAACGTCGCCGATTTCGTGAAATTGCGGTATCGTGATATTGTGGACGGTGAAATCTGTTTCGTGCGTCAAAAGACCGAGCGCACGACTAAGACCCGTAAGGAAATCCGGGTCGCGGTAGTTCCCCAGATGCAAGCTATTATCGACCGCTGGGGTAATACTCCAGCACCGAATAACTTTATTTTCCCAATTCTCGACGGGTCGGAGGATGCGGTGCAGAGCCACGCTAAAACAATAGCCGCTACCGGGTTAATCAATAAACGGATGCGGATGATCGGGGAGCAGCTCGAAATTGGGAACATATCGACCTATACGGCGCGTCATTCGTTCGCTACGGTGTTGAAGCGTGCCGGGGCGAATATCGCCTACATATCGGAAAGCCTCGGCCACCAAGATCTGAAGACGACGGAAAACTACCTTGCCAGCTTCGAGCGAGAGGAACGAGAGAAAAATGCTGCATTACTGACGAATTTTTAATACGATTATTTGCATAATGCGCCGCAGTGCAGTACCTTTGTCATATCGTGTTATTTTAGTTGGAATGATCGGCGGGGCACATCTTATTTCCGTCGGTCATTCCGTTTTTACTGCATTTCTCCTCTTGGATGTGGTGAATAGCAACAACCTCACGCCTAACCGACGCACTATTTCGCCGGACAAAGGGTGTTTCATTTTGGAACAGTGCTTACAGTGACGGAGAGAATGTCCGCCAAATGGACGATGAAACCTGGTGTTAATAGATTTTGCCTTTCCTGTTTCACCTTGCGAACGATGCTATTCTTGCTTTTGTAGTTTATAGGCGTGCACGATGCCTCATACTTTGCCTCAACTCCTTATGCAACACCTTGCAACTTATTCCCTACGTACTGCGCTTTTGCCAAGAGTTATACGGCATCGCGATTGATGAACAGCGAATCATTGAAGTGTTTTTTGTTTTCCCCTATGAAATACGGCAAATTCTTCGCCTTTTCGATTCTTTCGGTGTTGTCCTCGACCCATCGTTTGAAGTTGTCGGGCACATCCTTGACCTCATTCAGCGGTTCCTCCCAAAAATCCCTATCCGTGCCCTCGTTGGCTATAATTGGCACTGCATAGCACTTGCAGTTCGGGTGCCACCCGATGAATTTGAAAGATTTCGGATATTTTCCCTCCATTGCGTCACATATTTCCAGCGGCGCACGCCCTTTTTTGAAGCGCGGATACCAGAACTTTGCCAGCCACTGTACGTGCGATTTTGATGTTTTTACCTCATATCCGACAATAAAATCAAGTTGTTGCCAGCGGATACTGTCGGCTTCACGATAAGCGCTGTTTATTTCGGTGCGAGCCATACGCATAGCATTCTGATAAGATGACCGGTAAACGCCTTGCCCAGGGTGATAAGCCTGCGCCACTTTCGACAGGGTAAGATTGCCGAACGCATTTCGGACACGTCGAAATAGTTTGTCCGGCTCATTCAGATAGACGCGTACATCACGGCTTATATCGGCAGCGCTTCGGCCTTCGCTGATACCTATAGATAAGGATAATTCTATGTGCCGTTCGAACTGCTTGGCGATACTCCAAACTCTTTCGGATAAATTATGCCCGTAAGTTGTTCTACGTTGAAATGCCTCAAGTGCACCGAGATTGTGAAGCATCCATCCTTTTTTCGGATTGTCGAATAGTTGTTTTACCCATGAATCGTTCTTGTCGTTGGCAAAAAACCATTCCGAAGTGATCCCCGCTGTAATTATAGTGGACAACTTATTTCGGAATGAAGATAACGAGGCATCGGCTTGTTTACTACGGCTTTTGTTTGATGAGAAGGCGAACAATCGCCCCGTATTGGGTTGATATTTATATCCCATTCCCAGTCGAATCAATTCATCCGAGGCCACATCATACAAAGCCTCTATCTGTCGTAGATATTCTTCGACATGCGTTTTGTGCTGTTGCTCCCATTGGGCGGCTTTCAAATTCAATCCGGGCATCGTTTCGAATTAGAATGTTGGCTCTATAATATTGTTCATAGATGCCTCTGCCTTCGCTTGCTTTATTCGCTCGATTTCAGCGGTAACATCATCGGCCGTTCCCATTAGTTCAACGCCCTTTTCCAGCGACATAACGCCATCCTGCACAGCACGGCCTATAGCCGCCCAACGTGCGGTGACATCTTCATTGAACGGTTCGGCAAATTCGTGTTCTATTTTGAGCGCAGCCAAATCAGGACGCAAATGAATATGGGTTACATTCATCATAATAGCGAGAATAAGATTTTTCTCCCTATCTACGGCTATGTCGTATATCTCTTTATTATTTTCGCGCTTGATATATCCCAGTACCATCGCGCGTTTGATCGCTTCGCCCGACAAAGTTCCCAGCCCAGCCATTTTCTCGGGTGTAAACTCGGGCGTGAAAGTGTCGAACAAGATGGACTGCGCGAGGTCTTCCTTTTCCCGTTGCTGCGTCTCGGAAGAGGTCGGTGGATTGATGTACTCGAATTTTGAATCCGCTCCGGTCATCCGAATCATTTTCCCGGGCTTGTCGGCTCGACCTTTCAAAAAATCTACGACATCGCCCGTTGCTGCGGCGATAGGGTCTGCGAAATAGTTATTTGTGTCGGATATTTTGCTGTCTATATCCTCCTCGCGGTCTATGCGGGGGTTGAGGCCTCCCCACGCTTTATCCTGTCGGTAGTAGATAACATTGATTTTTCCGGTTGGATTGGGAGTTGCAATAACCTCCCAATTAAGAGATCCTCGTTTGCATCGGTAGATCGTATCAGGTGTTTGAATATCGAAATGCTCGATAGTTGATGTCCCCTCTTTAAGGTAGTACCCATACCCGAATGCAATGAGGTTCTCGTATAGGTCGAATAATGGACGTAGGGTGTATCCTTTCGACTTGCAAATTACCACAACTTTTACCTGCGGTTGGAAATTCTCGTCCCGATAGATGTGGTAGAGCTTGGCACATTCAGTTTCTGCTCCCGCAATGCGTTTTGCTTTACGCATGGAAACGTTGAATCGTGTATCTTGCAAAAATTGATTATATGCTTCGAAAGCCTCGTCCGAACCTTCGTTGTTCACCTTCTTCCATCGTATCGGATTCCCGAGCAGAAAGAATAGTTCCACCTCATTGATGTACTTCTGTCGTGCACGAGGCAACTTCTCGGTACGATAAGGCTCCTGGCCTTTCCGCATCTTATCGGCCTTTCGCATAATACGGTGGAGTTCGGGGTTATATTCCTGAATCGCCTGCAAAACCTCCGTATCGCGATTCTGCATAAGTGTTTGAGCCTGTGTAATGTCTTTGTCCTTGATAAGCGTAAGCAGATCACGTTCTGCACCGGTTGCATTCAGATATTTATTGCGTATCGCATTGAGTAGGTTGTCCATAAATCCCATATCCGTACTTTTTACCAAATTCCTAAATCCTCTTTGTCTAAATCTTCTTCATTGTTGAAATACCCCCGCTTTTCGATTACTCCGGTCAGGGCATCTTCGGCGTCGTCATGGCTGTTGAACTCCTGCTGCTTACGGTATGATTTGACATGCGAGGCGAACTCCGGCCATTTGTGCTCCCATCCGGTCGGAAAATAAATAAGGTTTTGCACTTCATTCGATCGCGTGAAAATACGCACCCTTTTGTTGGCGGTCTGCGTAAATGGGTTGAACGATGTAAAGTTGTTACCGATTATTCGGCACTGCGCCTCAACATTGCGCCCGAAAGACCTGCCGCCATTGTTGCTCTCGACGTAGCAGATCTCCGTCTTGTTTCGGGACAGCATCTCGGCTGTTGCCGGCTCGGTATATTCCATCGGTTTCTGTGTATATAAAATGTCCGTCACGAAATTGCCGATGGGAGTTTCCGTATAGCAAATAGAACACAGATAGTCACTGCCGGTATCAGCGGTATCCGTGTAGTTCTTTCGCTTCATAGATGCTGCATATGGAATTATGTCGTATGTCTTAAACTCTCCATACATCAAACCTTCCAGCGGCTTCGGGTTCTGCATATATTGCGTTTCAAAGACAAATGAGTTCGATCTCTCGATTTTGTGCAGTTCCTCCAGCGTATGCTTAAATTCCCAGAGAGGCTGTTCCTGTCCGTTTTCGTCATGCCAGATGCAGGGCAACGAAAGTACCGTCCATTCCTCCGGCTCGATCTCCTGAAGATAGCCGCATAGATCGTGCTCATGGAGCCGTTGCATAATGATTATGATAGGCGTATTGCGCGAGTTCACGCGGTTGCGGATAGTCGATTCAAAGCGATTGTTCACCCGCTCGCGGATCGTTTCGGATAGTGCATCTTCCGGTTTGATCGGGTCGTCGATAACAATAGCTCCCGCAAAATCGCTTTCCCACGCAGGAATAAAATCACCCATTTCGCGCCGCTCCCTATACGGATCATTTACTTGACCTGCACCAAATCCTGTAACCTGTCCTGCTGCACTTACTGCATACAGTCCGCCTCCGACGGATGTATACCACTTTTTAGCATTCTTGCTTTCGACGACTACTTCAGGGAAAAGCCGCTGGTAGTAGTCTGATTGTACCGTTTCATTGATCTCTTTCGAGTTGTCGAGAACAAGATCATCGGAGTATGATAGGTGTATGAACTTACTGCGGGGGTTTAACGCCAGCCCGTAGGCGATGAAGTTCTTAGAGACAAGTTCGGTCTTGCCATATCGTGGCGCAATATTGATAATAAGACGCTTTATTTCGCCACGGACGACTTTGTCAAGAGCTTCGCATATTTTGCGATGATGATCGCCGACAATAAACCGCATCCCCGTCTTATGCTTGAACATGTAACGGGTGAAATTCAGCATACCGGAAAGACAGAAGGTACGCTCTATGTCTATGTCGCGAATCGGAGTAGTGCGTTAATACTCTTCGTTAAGTTTTAACCCATATTGTCTTGCCTCTTCGGGAGAGAGAGTGCGAGGTGGAATAAGTTCGGCACCATCTGCTCCTGTAACCTCTTGACGTTCTACATATCCCCGTTTTTTTCCGCGTGTTTTGAGAGTGAAAATGATCGCTGTTTCGGAGGGACGTTCGATCCAACCGGCAAATCTCTTTTCGCCATTCTCGTCCTTTTCGATGGCCGGAACGCCGGCAACCAATTTACGCAGGTTGCTTTCGGCCAAATCAACGAACCGTTCACGGGAATCTTCGAGGGCTTGGGCGAATTGCTCATCATCATTGCACCATGTGTAAATTGTGCTACGCTCTACACCTAAATTAGCAGCTATGTCTGACAAAATACCGCCGCAAGCATTTGCAACCTTGCGAAAGGTATCTAATTTCGGTTTTTTGGAGGGCATTGCCATTTTTTATACTGTCGTTTTTGTCGTTATTCGACCCGTTCAACCATATCCGAGAACATTTCGCCGGGGATTATTTTGTCGTCTGGCCTGAACCCGAACCGAAGCATGAATGATGATTTCGCCCTATAAGACTTAAAGTTGAGCATTACATAGGATTCGATGTCTTCCGCTTTTTGCTCTGCCTGTTGACGAATCTGTTCTTTCATCTCCTTTACCGCGGCCTTGCGTTCCTCAAACGGTCGTTGTATCTCTTCGAAATCACCTAACGTATCAGACAGTTCTGAACTTATTTCGTCCTGCATGACGGATATACCGTATATGTTCATGTCTGCTTCAGAAAGGCCAGCGGCTTTATAGTCTATTTCCGGTACAAGTACTTTTATTTTCTCCATGTCGAATTCTCCCATTGCGGAGGGCGAGTTCATGAAGATATTTTGTTCGCGCTCTGTCTTGTCGTCTAACTCTACAGCTTCTACCTTGATCTCATAATCCGTTTCAGGTGTCCCGTCGTAATTGTTGATGATGTCAAGCGTCTGTACGCGCTTGTGCCCTGAAACCAGATAAGATGACAACTGATTCCATACGATACCGCCCAGATAGCCGACAGTTTTAAAGTTCTTTTTGAGCTTCTTGATGACTTCAGGGTCTTCTTTGCGTGGATTGTATGGAGCAAAGTTGATTTGTGATCGCTTGATTACGACCGTTTTTTCACCCGACAAAATGGCGTCGAACCATTTTTGTTTGATGATAAGCGTTAAAATTTTCATAGCCGTAAATTTCATTAGTAGCGGGGGCAAGAATCGAACTTGCGCCTGCGGGACACTAACCCGCCGTGGTAACCTCTGCACTACCCCGCATATATCTGTTCGATGCAAAAGTGGACACGTTCGGCACATTATGCAAATCTTACTATTGAATTATTTATTAAAAATACGATTTTTTATTGAGAGCTGCAATTTTTAAGGTCTTTTCTTCACACACCCTTTGCAGCGGATAATCTCAAGCACTACTGCGTCATATTTGACGATCAATAGGCTGTCGCGATTGTTGTCTGCACCTTTGTAGGCTTTACACCCACACTTCAGCCGCGTGCGGTGACATGTCGCGTCCGTCAATTCGAATGCCTTTTTGAGTAATGTCAAATCGCTGCGTTTTTCTACGTACATCGTTGGTTTCATATATTATATAACTTTTACAAAGTTGAACATTCTGAATGACCGCCAGCCCTCGGCAACCGTATCGTAATAGGTTACGAGGTGTTTGTTAGGCTTACGGTCGTCACCTTTTGTTTCGGGGCATAAGTCGTCCTTAAGCGTACCGAATGCCTGTCGCAATTCACCCGTACTCGATTTGAGGTAGAAGAACTGCACGATGCCCGCGCGCATCTTTATCTTCAATTTGAACACCTGCCATGCCTTATGCAGACACTCAGCAAAGGTTACACCCGTCGCGCGGCACATCTGCCACGCCGTGCGCATGATGATGGAAAGGTCGGTTCGTTTCATTGTTATATAGGTTAAAAGTTGGTTTTTAGTTTGAGTAGTCGCAAGCACTCTTTCAACTCGCTGTCTGTGTATTTCTTGGCGATCTCTCGTGATATGCCGTTTGTGTTCATTGCGATTTTGATCGCAGCCTCTCTGTTCACCTTGAAGGATTTTCTTGTCTTCATAGCTTTTCAATTTTTTCAAATGTAACATAATACAGCCTATTGCCAACGAGTACCATTGCGATATTCAGTTTATCGAACTGTCCTCGATATTCACCAGTATTGCGTCCGAATCTCACCGGGTCGCCAATTTTTATGTCTTTCATATCTTTCATTTTTACCACCGGCGGCAGGTGCCGCCACGCTTCGGGCCTGAGGTCTGTTTATAGCCGCCCGAACGGCTTTATTCGTCGAGGTAGTAGAGCAGCAGTTCACAATCTTCAACGTGCAGAACTCTCGTAGGTTCGATTTTTTCGAGTTGCAAAGACAGTGTATCGTCTTTCTCTGCATAGATGTACGCCCACTGGCCTTTCAGTTCGATTTCTTCTCTGGTGCCGAAATAGGCGACAGTATTATCTACGTCTTTGACAAGACCCCAGCTGCCATTGTCCATACCATCACGATTGATTGCGTCGATCACTTTAAATGCAAATGCGTTCATAGTTCTATTGTTTTAGACGTTTATTCAATAAATCAATTAGTTGATTTCGCTGACTTTGCAAGGTGTGAAATACATATCTCTTTCGATGCCAAGACCAAAGGGGCGAGTTCTAACGCGTTGAAGTTCATTCAGTGACACATAACCATATTCTCGCTCGCCCATATTGTCTAACAATGCGAAGAGAATGTAGTCGTCGTCTTGCTTCTCGCCTTCGAGAATGTACCACGTCTGACTGCCGCAGGGGTTGAAGAACTTGCAGATGACCTGTGCCTTGCCGCCTTTGCCATCTTGTGAATAAATGGGGTACTTTGCCAACTGCTTCTCAATTGCTTTAGTTAAGAGTTTCATGGCCGTATTGTTTAATTGTTGTTTTGATTTTTTGGTGCAAATATAAATGATATTTTGATATAATGCAAATATTTTGAGATAAAAATTTAATTGACACTAAAATTTTTTGCTGTTTATATGAATATCAATATATTTGTGGCAAATAATACGTCAAAATGAGAGTTAAAGAATTATTGAAGGAACGAGGAATGACCGCAAAAGAGTTGGCGGCGCGTCTCGGAATGACTGAAACGGGGTTAAGTATTGCAATTGGTGACAACGGAAATCCGCCGTTAAAACGATTGCAAGAAATAGCCGATATTTTGGGTGTTGAAGTGCCGGAACTTTTCGCCGCTTCGAAAGAGGGAGCAATCACGTGCCCGCATTGCGGGAAGTCGATAACCATCAAGGCAGAATAACCTCAACGATACCTACCCATGGAACTACAACCTATCCAAAGCAAGATTTACGAAATACGGGGCCAGCGGGTGATGCTGGACCGTGATTTGGCGGAATTGTACCAAGTAACAACAAGCGCTCTCAATCAAGCGGTAAAGCGTAATATCGAACGCTTTCCGCCCGATTTCATGTTTCAACTGACAGATGCCGAAACTGAAAATTGGAAATCACAAATTGTGATAACCAATTCCATCACGATGGGTTTACGCCGCAACCCCTATGCGTTTACCGAGCAAGGCGTTTCTATGTTATCGGCTGTTTTGAAAAGCTCCGTTGCCATACAAGTAAGTATCGCTATTATGCGTGCTTTCGTAGCGATGCGGAACTACATCACGACCACGACGACAGTAACGGCCGAGTTGGCCGAAATTCGGGCGAAACTGGCGTTACTGGAGCGGGTGGACGCCGACAATGCCGAGGCGGTCAGCGATCTGTCGGAAGATATGCGCAAGGAGCTTGATAATATCTACAACGCTATTGCGGCGTTGTCGGTCAAGATACCGCAGGCACGCAAACCCGCCCGCAAAATTGGATTCCAACAAGCGGAGCAAAAGGCGGAAGAGTAGCAACGTACCCGACGAACACAATCACCTGCCCGAAGTGCGGGACGGTGCTGGAGGTAAAAGAAAAGGAATAAATAAAACTACATTCCTATGACACAAAAGCAGGCCATACAGTTGTTCGAGGACCGCAAGGTGCGCACCGTTTGGGACGAGCGGACGGAGACGTGGTATTTTTCCGTTCTCGACGTGATCTCCGCTCTGACGGACACCGTGAATCCGACCGATTATTTCAAGAAGATGCGCAAGCGGGATGAAGCGCTCGCCTCGTTCGTGGGGACAAATTGTCCCCAGATAGCCATGAGGTCAGAAACGGGAGTGATGCGCAAGACGCTGGCCGGAGATGTGAAAACCGTCCTGCGGATTATCCAGTCGATTCCGTCACAGAAAGCCGAGCCTTTCAAGCAATGGATGGCGCAGGTGGCAAGCGACCGCCTCGACCAAATGCAAGACCCTGAGTTATCTATTGAGCAGGCCGTAGCCGATTATAAACGCCTTGGATATTCGGATACATGGATTAACCAACGCTTGAAAAGTATCGAAGTCCGTAAACTTCTCACTGACGAGTGGAAACGCGGGGGCGTTGATGGAACGCAATATGCCACCCTTACGGACATTATCACGAAGGAGTGGGCCGGACGTACCACGAAAGCCTACAAACGTTACAAGGGGTTGAAAAAGGAGAACCTGCGGGATAATATGACCAATGTCGAACTGCTGTTGAACTCATTGGCCGAGGCCTCTGCTACCGAACTTTCCCGAAACGAAAATCCAATAGGTTTCAAGGCCAACGCCAACGTCGCCAAACGGGGCGGTACAGTAGCTAAAGTTGCCCGACAACAACTCGAAAGCCAACTCGGACACTCTGTCGTATCACCCCTCAACGCTCGGCAATACCTCGGAACGTTGCCCGACAATCCGCCACCCGAAACAGCGCACCTTACTTCAGCGGTAAAATCGACGAAACCGATTACATGCGACACCTCAAACGAGGAGGAATAAATAGTTCTCAACTTAAAAACACAAATGAAACTAAAGTAATAAACGCATCGAATTCGATGCGTTTTAGAATATGAAATGTAATATGGAACCGTCTCTGAATATTCGATCATTTCGAATAGGCAATTTAGTGTATAACCCCCATCTTGAGCGAATTGGGTATATTGCAGAAATTACGCGTGCAGACATGACGTTATTTCATGGTGAGATGCTAATTAAGGAAGCCGGATTTTATCATGAGATTTTAGATAAAGTAGTATTATGAGATGTTAGGCCTATACGTTTGACTCCAACGTTATTGGAAAAATGCGGCTTTGAGAAAGAATTTAGCGACTGTTACCAACGATTTGACTACTATATCATCCCCCGTGTGATATGCTTATCTCCTAAAAAAGAAGGGTTCTGTTGGCAGGTGGAAGACGAAATCGACGATTGCAATGTGGATGTGCCCATAAAGTATCTGCACCAGCTCCAGAATATATATTTTACATTGACCGGAACGGAGCTGAATGTAGAAAAGATATATGATGCGAGAATGTAAAAAGCCGAGGGAACTCGGCTTTCTGTTTATCATTTCAAACCGACCGAATCAAAAATAGGGTACGGTTCGATATGTCATTTTCTCGGTTCATGATTGAGGCGGGATTGTGAGTTGATTATCTTTTTTAGTCGGTCTCGACCGCAATACCTCCAATATCACTCGGTCACCGTCGAGAACCAGCATCCCGTGCCGACGGGGATCACCACCTTTTGTGCGGTGCTCGGCCTCGCATTCGGTGCGGATCCGGACACAACGGAAACCTGCGGCCTCGAAAGCCGATCCGATTAACGATAGGTCGCTGCGTTTGGGGACGCAGTACATGGGGTTAATTGCCGCTTCGATGCGGCCCATGCGTTCGATGCGCTTTTTCATTTTGATTTAGCAATAAAAAACTGCGTTACGAGTTGCTCGGCTCAAAATGCAAGCCGTCGGGCGTTTCCGCTACCGAACTCGACGCAGTTAAATTTAACTGTATGTATAGATACAAAATACCCAATATGGTTGGATATGTTTGTATCGCATTTTGATTTAGCAATGCAAATATAATGATTTTGTAGGGAATAACAAAGGCGAGATTTATTCTCGCCTTTGTTTTGAAACATATATCCTATCTGATTACTTTTTTTGAAGTTTTATTTCCAGTGTTATATTATCTCCTGCTACACCCATAGACACTTCGGCAATTCCGTTTGAGATAGAATGTACTTTGTATCTGTATAATTCTTCCCCGTCTATATAAGTATATATCATATCCCCTTCAGCTTTGTATGTTCCTGAACCGTTGCCAAAATACCCGCTTCCCGAATATGTACCATTTTCATAAAATACAACAGAGAATGCAAGATTTGTGTGTGGCGGTTGGGTTATATCTATCCATTCGCCGTTACTTTGTATGGCAATTCCCTGCCATGTGCCATAAAGATTCTCAATGTCGAACTTGAACGATTCTTGCTCATCCTTTTCGCACCCCATAAAAGTAACTGCACAAATAACAGCCATCAAAAGTAAAAATTTTTTCATAACATAAATTGTATTGGTTAGATGCTGCAAAGTTACAAAATTCCCCCCCCCGCAAAATAATGAGCCTATTTTTTTGAAGTTGTGCCGAAAGTTCCGAGGTTTGTAAAAACGCTGAAGCTATGATTTGGATTTATATTTTGCTATTCGTGATTATCGCGTTGATTGTGTATTTGATCTATCTTGTTCGTTTTTGGGGCAGAACTAATATTGAATTGACAGGTGATACTTATACTGGATTAAACAATGTTCTGTGTAGAATATTGAATCAAGACAGATTAAAAAAGTAATTTACTGATTTTTTGCATTGCAATCCAAGTCCATTCAAAAATAGTGTGTCCCCAAAATTGAGAGGCGCAAATAGATATGATAGCTAATGCAATAGCCCAATGCGCTTCGCGCCTACTTATTTTTAAATTGCGAAGTTCTAAATTATCCCGTTCTTCTTGTTTGCGTTGTTCGTTATAGATGACTGCACATCCTCCCTGGTCTTTACACACTGATAAATTAGCCGCAGCTTTTAACCATATTCCACCCCCTTTTATTTCAATGACCATATGATCTTCAAGAACGCGCAGTATTCGCATCCGTTGTTCTTCATTTGGGATTAATGTTTTGACGGCATCCATATTAAAATAGGCCGGATTTCTTGATAATTCATTTAGAAAAACGTCGGCAATGTTAATGTCTCCTTTTTGTAGTTTGGCTATCATAAGGTTCATTGAATAGTAATTCAATCTGAAATTTGCATCGGCTCCTATTTTTTAACTCTTCTTTGAATGCTTATTATCAGGTGTCTGAATTACAATATATTTTTGTAATTCATTGATATACATTATTTTAGCTCCAATTTTATGGGGGGGGGATTTTTGACCCCTAGATCTGTCGGAGCAGCCGGAAAGCCTGTAGAAACGCCTGAAATCGACGCAAACAGCCTATCGTAACGAACATTAAGGTCTTCCATCAGTTTATCGGCGACCTTTATATCTTCTTTCCGCAGTAAGGTTTCCAGATGCAATATGCTGTTTAGTTAGTTCCACGTTCTATTTTCGGCGGGCCGGGCCTCTCCCGCCGGATTTGGGGCTTCCTTTATTTCAGATAAAATTTAACGGTTGATATGAGTTGGTCCGATAGTTTGTAAATGTCAGTAAGTGCTGTAATTAAATGTTTTGTTCCTTTCTTTTCCTCGTCAAACGTTTCAACATACTTTTTCCCTCCGTTGAAATGCAAGCGACAAATAGGCTTTCGATTGTTATCATCGAAAAGGATAGCGAAATATGACTGCGCATCCCGATCTACGACCCGATCAAGATCAACGGTATTACAGAGAATAGCTCGCACGATGTAGAATCCCATAAGTTCTTCATCAGTGGTCACTATCTTATTTCCATCTTGCATATCCTCTTCATTTGCAACCGATTTCTCCGTGGAGACATTTGAGGACACCTCGACCGACGGAACGTCAGGCGTAATGGCAGATTTAAGCCTTTCGTTTATATAGTCATTCGTGTACTGTTGAAATGCCCGTTGAATCATCGGACGGAACTCGTCAATGATGTTCTTTGTTACCACTCCGTCATAAACCTGTTTAGTCATAAATTTCACAAATAAATCGGATGGATTACTACTTTCCTTGACAATCAATGACCGAAGCGCATTTATGTACTTCATTTCTGTGGCGGAATTGAGTATCATATACGTATTATACTGGTCATGTCGGAATTGCTTCAACTTCTCAATATGGCTATCCTTTAAGTTAAGCATATCTATCTCAAAGAACGGCTTATCGTCCATTTTGTTAGGAGTGTCCAGATCTGTATAGAACTGATAGTTGATTCCATTCGTTAGTACTCCAAATTTGGCCTGCGATACATGGTAGTAGCGGAATAGTTGCGCCTTGTATTTGCTTAAGTCAGCCGACCAATGTTTACACTCAATTAGCATGATCGGCTCGCCGTCCATACATACGGTATAGTCGATTTTTTCGCCTTTCTTCGTTCCATAGTCGCAAATACATTCGGGTGTAACCTCTTCCGGATTGAAAATATCGTAGCCGAGTGCTTGCAAGAACGGGAGGACAAATGAGGTCTTTGTTGCCTCCTCCGTCTTTACATTGTCTTTGAGTTTGCCGACGCGCTCAGCAAGGATTAGAAGTTCGTCTTTAAAGTCCATAGAGTTGGTTTATTTTGAATTATTATCGTCTATATATTTGAGCACGCGTTGTAGTATTTCTCCGTTTTGACGGATGATTTCTGAATTTTGGGTCAATATTATTTCGTATTGCCGATCTCTTTTCTCGAAAAACGAGATGAATTTTTGATCTTCCATACTTGAAATAGAGGGTTCGCGATTACTATAATATAGTAGTATGTATTTAGCATTTGCTTCACTCGGCTCTACCTTGCCACTTAACCATTGACCTATAATCGATTGGGATAATCCCGTGTCCTGCGATATACGATATGCCGTATAGCCCAATTCTTTAAGTAGGTTTATGGCTTTATGTTTCAAATCTTCATTCATGTCGCGATATTTTTATAATACTACATATAAGTATAAATATTTCCAATATAGAATACTTTGATATTTTATTGTTGTGCTAAAATATTTTAGTGTATTTGCATTGTAATTCAATTATTGTATGACAAATTTAATTACAAATAGCGAAAAATCAAGAGGTAACAATGCTGTAGCATTGCTTTTACCCTTCGAACGGTATGTTCAAAGTATCACTAACCTTGAAGAACGCAAGCGACTTTGTGATACTTGCAAGCAGGCTATCGGTATTCGAAGCGACACTCAATTATGGAACTACCGCGTAGGCAACGTCCGGCCTGATATGCTGAAGCGACGAGAACTTGCCAAGATCATCCGCCGTCATTCCGGTGATAGCAGCTATACCGCCGACAACCTCTTTCCCGTGGAATTTTACAACAGATAGATAATATGAAACGTATTCAAAGATTTCACAAGACGAAATGTGCGGCAGAACGATATATCGCAACACTCGGTACTGATGCCCGGTTTTATCATGCGTATAAATGTACGAGCGGCAGTTATTGGGTCGGGACGGAATTAGAATGGTTGAATCGGTACTAATACATCATATGCAAACGATCCGCAATATAGAGTTTTTCAACGATCCCGAGGGAGGGGTAATGGTACGCGATACCGAAGGCGTCCATACTTACCAGCCCGAAGACAAGATGCTGACAGGGGCATTGTTTACCCGCATCGAGACCGAATATCCGAAAGCATTCAAGGCTCTCGCCGAGATTTACCGCAAGAGCCGTGCAAACGTGAACTACTACCGGTTCCTGATCTGCCACCGTTTTATTCGCTGCAATTTCGGACGGTTGGACAACAGGCAGGACATCGACGGGATGGGGCGCTTCACCTTTGAGGATGTGAGTTGTCCGATCAAAGGCGAATGCAAGTATGCCGGCATTATATGCAGCCCCGAGTTCGATACCCGATTGACCGAGCGGCAGAAGGAAGTGATGAAACTCTATATGGTGGGGATGGGCGATGAAGAGATCGCGGATATGCTTTACATATCGCCCGAGACGGTGCGCACAACGAAGCGCGACGCCTTCCGTAAGGCCGAGGTACATTCGTTGGCTGAGTTCGCAATCCAATACAAGGATAAGTTATGAAAACTCCGTGGCGATGGTGGCGGGAACGCCAAGCGACCGATAAAACATGCAAACACTTGGCGCTCATGACGGAAGATATTACAAATATCACAGACCGGCTGGTGGCGTTCGTGTGGGAAGATATTGAAAAGATCATAGACCAAATGTCGGAGGATTTGTTCCGGCCGATTGAAAGTATTAAACCAATAAAAAAGAATGTGATGAAAGATTTACTTAGCTGCGAAGGCCGGAGGTTCCGGTGTAAGATTGATGGTACTCTTGCCACAGGGATAATTCGAGTGGTAGATAAATGTGTGTATTTATGCCAAAATGAAAAAAATGGGTTTCACAGCATCGACAAAAAAGGATATAAATATGCATGGTATGTTTACTCTGGAACCGAAGCAGATTTTGCTCGTCCCAATGTCAGGGTCACCGATTTCCGGGTTATTCCTATAACCGCCGAAGAGATCGAAGCCTACAAGGATTGGCAGGTGGGGGATCGACTCAGAAAAAAAGACGGATCATCCCGAACTATAGATGTTATCTTCCGCTTCGGAGAACTCATAGTGGGCAAATTTATCGATACAAGGAGAGCTTTAACTAACTACACCTGCGATGAGCTATACGAGGATGGTTTCCGCCTCATTGTCGATCCTGCTCCTGAGGAGGAGATCGTCGAGGTGACGATGGACGAGATCGCCAAGTTGAAGGGCGTGCCCGTTGAGCGGCTGCGAGTGAAGAAGGAGGACAAATAACGACAAAGAGTGCGTGGTAGAATGGTATTACGAATCGATTAGTGGTAAAGACCAAGTGTACTCACGATGCGCTTAATGGACAGTACACCCTGAAGAGCGCAGATGTTCAAACAGAAGCTAACCGATTGAAAGGCATTCCAGACGTGGAATGTTTGCCAGTTCGAATCTGGCCGCACTCCCTAATCAATATAAAGTATTATGAACGAGCCAATTATTATTACCACTCCCGCAGAATTGCGCTCTATTGTCGCTGACGAAGTGGCGGCGATTTTGCCGAAGCTCGCCGATTTCAGGCGTAAGAATGAACCGGTAGAAATCGATAATTTGTCCGTTGAAGAAGCCGTGCGGTTTATTGCGGAGCAAGGTATCCCGACCACCCGTTCGACGATTTATAATTGGGTTTTTCTAAAAAAGATCCCATTTAAGAAAATTGGACGCCGCACGGTGTTTTCCAAAAAGGAGCTTCTTGCTTGGATCGAATCCCGTACGACTTTGCCGGAGGACAGACGGGCCGTTGCAGCTGCGCGTATCGCCAAAAGTGCTAACTGCAAATAAAATGACAGATAGGCTACTACCGAACCAGTGACTAATATGTACTTCTATGCTGTACTGGTCGGCCCTGGTAGTGGATCAACCGAGCACTATCCGCGCCCAACGTTCTTTCATTCGAGTAAAGTTAAGAGTTGAGATTAGTTGAGTTTGCCATTTCCGGGCGCGGATTTTCAAAGTCCGTATCGGGTTGAATGTCCCGATGCGGGCACCAAAGGACGGCACGGAAGCCGTAGGGGTCCTAAAGCCTGCCATAAACCCCGGCCGCAAGGCAGAAAGGCTGGAACGAATAAGCGGTTCATTGAAATACGAGAACCATCCGAAGGGATGTAAAACCCGGCGAGCGACTTGGCGCAGAAGGGCGGATATTAGGCCGATCAATACCAAAAAGCAGGCGACGATCCGGAGCAATTCGGGGAGCCGGTAGCGATATACCCTGCGATTCAGTCGTGGTCTTCGATGACGACAGGGTGCAAATTTTAATCAAAACAATTTACGTGCAATGTCAAACAAAGTATTTACCCCAGAGAACATTTCCAAATTAAAACAGAACGAGGTCTTTGTATTCGGCAGTAATAAGGCCGGTAACCACGTTGGCGGCGCAGCTCGTGTCGCGGTCGAGAAGTTCGGCGCGATCATGGGGCACGGCGAGGGCTTACAGGGCCAGTCCTACGCTATCCCTACGCTCGATGAACAGATGGACAAGGTGTCTACCGAGGAATTGACGCGATCGGTACGGAGATTCGCAGACTATACACGGTACAATACCGATAAGGTTTTCTATGTAACCAAGATCGGATGCGGCATCGCTGGATTCTCGGTCGAAGAGATTGTGGAAGTATTCAAAAGCGTCTCGTTCGGCGATAACGTGGTGCTTCCGCAAGAGTTCGGCGAAGAAAAACATATCGATGGATTTAAAGGGTTCAATGCAGATATGACCTGCCTGGGCTTCAAATTCGAGGAGGGCAAGACTTACGAAGAGGATGTTGAGTTGAAAGTTTGTAATCGAGGCTTTCATTTCTGCGAATCACCGTTCTCTGTCCTTAGCTATCGTGATATGCTGGATGATGAATGCAAGTTCATCCCTGTGCATCATGTAACAGCTTTGGGGCGATGTCATTCCGACTCGGATAAAACGGCGACGACAAAGATTCACATCGGGGCAAAACTCGATTTCAAAGGATTCATTAAAGCTGGTATAGATTTCATTTACGAGAAGTGCATCAAAGAGGGTCCGACCGACAATGTTAATTCGGGCGACGACACAAAGATCGGCTCCTCGGGCGACCTCGCACAGATCGGCTCCTCGGGCTACGGCGCACAGATCGGCTCCTCGGGCGACGGCGCACAGATCGGCTCCTCGGGCTACGGCGCAAAGATCGGCTCCTCGGGCGACGGCGCACAGATCGGCTCCTCGGGCGACCTCGCAAAGATCGGCTCCTCGGGCTACGGCGCACAGATCGGCTCCTCGGGCTACGGCGCAAAGATCGGCTCCTCGGGCGACCTCGCACAGATCGGCTCCTCGGGCGACCTCGCAAAGATCGAAAGCGAAGGTAACAATGCTGTTGTAGCAGCCATAGGTATAGATTCAAAAATAAAGGCAAAGAAAGGTAGCTGGATTACCCTCGCTGAATATGGCGAGGATCTGAAACCAGTGTGCGTAAGGTCTGCACAGATCGATGGGAAATCGCTCAAGGAGGATGTTTTCTATCAACTGAAAGGCGGCGAGTTTGTCGAAGCAGCAGAATAACAGCAAATATCATCCACAAGTAAATCTTTACCAACATGCAAACCTTCTTTTCCGAAAGCACAGTCAAAAGTCTGTGGGGCACGCTTGCGGGCCGCCTCTGGCGTGCGTGGTACCGCCTCAAGAGCAAGGTGCGCCGGATGATCGACAAGTCCCGCCGCCGGGCATATAAACTCCAAAACCGACCCCGTGTCTATCGGGTAGAAATTCGATAGGACTTATCGTAATTTTCTCATAGTCGGCATAATAAAAGTATGTTTTTTGCATAATGAAAAACTTTCGTATCTTTGGAAATATGAATAACTCAGATGTTATGCAGGATATTAGGCTACATATTCATATTGAGGATACGCAACCGATGGAACTGCTGGATTTAACAAGTTCTCTCGTCGCGTTGAATAATCAGTATGTGGCTTACCTCAAAAAGCATCCCGAACAAAACATAAACAGCGATGCAAAGCTATATGTTAAAGAGATTCGGCATGGGAGCGTTATCGTGGAGCTTATCGATACTCTGGCAGTTGCCGTGTTGCCGTTTATGGAAAATGCCAATTCCATCATTGGTTTTGTCGGATATTGCAAAGATGCGATAAAATACTTTTTAGGGAAAAGAGCTGATAATCCGGGCTTGACGATTTCCGACTGCCGAGACTTCGGCAATTTAGTAAATCCGATTGCGGCGGATAATGGAGCTGTAATCAATATTGGGACATATATCAATGGAAATATAAACGTCGGATTGCAAGTGGATAGCATTGAATCTAATGCAATACAAAATGCCATAAGGAAAGAAATAGATAAACTATCGGCACACGAGCAAACCGACATCCACAAGAATGTGCTAATGACATGGCAGCAGGCCAGCAGCGACATAAAAAACAATGCCAAGAACAGAGGTGTTATTGATAGTATTTTCCCGGGTCATGCAATGAAAGTATTGTTTGACGATGAAAATATAAAGCGGATGATGTTGTACGGAGAAGACAATCCACTAACCTCGGTATATGTGGTGGACGTTAAAGTGGAAACGTCACAAAATAAGCCCGTTGCATACAGAATAGTCAAGTTTCACGAGATGTTCGAATCATAGTAAATTCCTACATCAACTTTGAAAAGGTGTCGATTTCGATGCCTTTTTCTTATTTGTTATTGCAAGATAAAAAATGATTTCGTATATTTGCCTTGCCAAAGACTCACGGTAACGTGATTACAAGTACATACGAACGCTATTTGAGGCGTGTCCCTGTTGCACTTCTACTCTACGTAGTCGTGGGTCTTTGGCGAGATTAGGGGGCGCGTCTCTCTTTTTGTACATTTTTGTTAAACTAACTTGTGTTCAATTAAATGCCAAAGACCGACACGAGTAGTAAGGTGAATAACAGTACCCTTACTCCGGCTGTATTCGACGTACAGCAACAAATCCATTACAAGTATCTGTACAGAACTCATCTCTTTCGAGTTGGCTTTTCAGAGCATCCCGAAACCTATCTTGTTAATATTAGCGGCACAACACTCGACGATCACAAGGTCGAGGTATCTCGCGTCTATGATGAACTCCATCCATTGATGGCCATAGGACGTGCCGTTACGGAGTTCTACGACAACTATGTATGCGGCCGTATCGGCAGCATCATTATCAAACAACGAGTTGTCAAATAACCAATTCAGCTATGGCACACGTAATAACGCTTGCCGTTGTGATCGCACCGATCGCAGCGGTGTTCGGCTGGGTGCTGTCCGGTTCCCAGCGTATGCGGATCACCCGCTATCTGTTGAATGAAATTTTCGAACAGCGATGAATACTTCCTACTACGTCACCGACACGGCTCAAATGCTGCCGTCCACCCAGAATGAATCCTCCGGAGAGTATTACTTCTTCGAGAGCACCCGTTTCAACCGGCCGCAAACGACAATTCATCTGACCGATCAGGAGATTCGGACTTTCGCCAAACGCATCGCCGATTACATCACCCGAAGGACATTTTCGGGTCCTATGGAATCTTTCGACTTTCAGATAGAATATCACGGCGTTGCGGTGCAGGGACGCTATACGGTGGAAACCGAGCGACAGGGCGCGGTACATTCGATGGGAATGACGGAATGGATCGACGTTCTGATATGGGAGGAAACGAGCATAGCGAGCGCCTGGTGTACGGCCACGGACGAGGAGGTTCCCCGGGTGCTGGAGAAACTGAACGAACTGTTAAAATAATCGAATTGAATTTAACGGACTAACGAAAATGAAAAAATACACACAAGCGGATTTCGACGCCTTCGAGGTGATCGACGGAATCAAACAATGCCCCTCGGGGGATTACAGTGATATACAAATATTCGGCGAGCGGTGCTCCTTCGGCGAGCGGTGCTCTTTCGGTAAGGAGTGCTCTTTCGGTGAGT